GTACGCTGCCTGTGCCTGAAGCACAGAAGATCCTGGGCTGGGACATCAACGGCACGGGGCTGCAAAATTACGACATCCCCGCGCTGTTTAGCGGTGCGGTTTACGCTGACTGGGTAGCCGATACGTTCGCTGGCAATGGCACGCAAACAGTGTTCGTTCTCCAACGTTCGCCGGGAGCGGTAGGTAACTGTGACGTTTCAGTCGACGGGCAGACCTACGTCCCCAACGTCGACTTCAGCCTGTCTGGCGCCACGCTCACGTTCACTGTGGCTCCCACCGCTGGCGCTGAGATCCTTGTGCGCTACGGGTCCGCAGCCACTCAAGTCTCGTCAACGTTCAGCACAGAATCGCAAACGGCTACTGCAGGGCAGACCGTCTTTGCGCTGAACAATCTGCTCTACAGCCCCGGCGCGAATGCGCTGGCGGTGTATGTCAACGGGCTGCGCATGGTGAGTGGTGTCGACTTCCTCGAGAGCAACGTCGATGAGGTTACGTTTACCAGCGGCCTGACCCTCGGCGATGAGGTGCTGTTTATCGCCGGTCGCACGATAAACGAGTCGATCGGCGCGGAGGCTGTGAGCTACTTGCCAGCAGGCGCCAGCGCTGTCGCCACGAATGTGCAGGCGAAGCTGCGCGAATCCGTCAGTGTGAAGGATTTTGGTGCGAAGGGGGATGGGGTCACGGATGACACGGCGGCGGTACTTGCAGGTGTTGCATCATTAAAAGCGATGGGCGGCGGTACTCTGTTTTTCCCGCAAGGCACTTACAAAGTCACCAGTGAAATTTTAATTGATTCCGCAGCCATTCGTTTTGTTGGTACTGGACGCCGCAAGGTTTACCCCGGTTTATTTTCGCCCACCGTAAACACGGTTTCAACAATCATGCCGGTCCATTCTAGTACGGCGGCGGTGCGGTTTTTTAATGCCACAATCAACACGGCCAGTACATTTTCGGCGGAAGGCATCAATTTTGCCACGCTTGAGACTGGCGCAATGCCTACTTGCTGCTTTGGCTTTGACGGGTCGGGCAACTTCCACCGGGACTACACCTTTGACCGTGTTGGTATTCACGGTTTCACATCGGCTTTCGACACATACAACACAGGTGGCGATACCGCGTTTGGTCTGTTCAAAGCCATCAATTGCGCGATCAACAGAAACGGATACATTGCCCGCAACCTGACAGGCCAGTGGAACGGCTTTGTTTTTGAGAAGAACGAGGCGGGTCAAAACCTCACGGGCGGATTGGACATCAAGGCGCAGGCGGCGTCGATCCGGCAAAACTCGATGGAAGGCCAGCCGAACACCATTAAGGTGACGGGTATTTATCGCGGCGTGACGATCGCCGAAAACTACTTTGAACTTAATTCAGGAGCTTACTGCGTTCAGCTTCGTGAGACCAGTAACGCAATCATTCAGGGTAACTATTGGCAGAACATCACCGCGACGGAACCATTATCTTTGGTTGCCTGCGTCGGAACAAAAATTCTTGATCGCATCTCGCCGTCTTGCGACGCATCTTTTGATTTGGGATCGCCTAATAACGCACTTAATCCTATTCCTCGCGGATCAGCAACCGCAGCTTTTTTTCTGGACGCGTCTATGGTTCAGAACAACATGCAAGGCCTTACAGAATTTGGCGGCTATCAAGTAACAGCTCCCGCAGGCCCGCACTTTTCTATCCCGAACTCTGCGGGTCTTCTTTACACAACCAGCGGTACAGGTTTGACCTCAGCAACAAAAACAGGGCTTTCGCTACCGACTGATACTTACGTTGGTGTTGCTTTTGCAATTAGCTATGAAAGTGAGCCGGCACTTCCTCCGCGTTTTGAGTTAAGGGTAAATTCAACAAACACCCAAGGATACACAAACGCAATTTTTTATAACTTTAGCCGCGCAACACAGGGGCTTAAAAACAAAACAGTTTTGTATTACGGGGTAGTTCGCGCAACGGCTTTGGTTAGCACGTTTCAGCTTTTTATTTACCCATATGGCCTTAGTCCTGCTGCGGGTCTGAATTGCTATCTGAGCGCATACACAATGTATGATCTTGGCACAACGCTTTCCAGCGTATCAAATGTTGGGGCAGCAATCCAAGCGTTTATTCCTGAAACTCATGTTCAGCGAGTGACAGCGGCACCAACTGTTGGAACATGGCCTGTTGGATACAAGTTAAACGCTCGGGCACCTGCGGCTGGAAGCTTTGAAGGCTGGATTTGCACAACAGCCGGAACGCCTGGAACGTGGAAAACTTTTGGAGCAATCACACCATGACCGTTACCGTAAAAGTCCTAATCTTAGGCAAAATCGCTGAAGCTACACACAAAGAACAACTACTTGTTTTGAAAAAATTGGTCGACGGCGAAATCTAAGCCAGCCACCACCAAACATTGATGGCTCAAGTCTAGCCCCCACCAAACACCTTAAGGTCACAAGATGAGCAAAGCGCTAAACAACAAGATCAAGTTGAACGATGCAGTGAGCGTCAAAGACTTTGGTGCGAAGGGGGATGGGGTAACAGACGATACGGCCGCCATTCAGGCCGCAGCCGCCAACAAGATTCTCAACACAACCGACTTTAAGATTCCAATTGGCATTTACCCGCTGGCGGCGCAGGTTTCAGTAACGGCATACAACAATATCTATGGCTCTGGAGACCGGTCACAGGTAAGGGTTAGCACCGGCACCGCATTTGCATTTACGTCGCACTCCGGTGTGTTCGATGACCATCCGCACAACTTTGCGGAGAAGATGCGGATTACCGGCAACGGTACGTTTGCGGCCTACCCTGGCGCGCAGACTGGAACAACAGTCGGATACAGTTATGCGATCGTTGGGCAAATAGGAAACTTTGCATCTTGTTATGGAATGACCTATGAGCTGCACGACACCGGCCGCTACATAAGGGCGTCCTATACGCACAACGGAAGCTATAACTACTATCGTGCAAACAAAGTTGGTCTCAAGTTAGAGGAAACCACTTCGTTTACAGAATCAAATTCCTATTTCAGATACAACTCAACGGCAGCCATTCAAATTATTGGCGGCCAAAACATCACAATCCGGGGCGGAGCAATTGAGGGCAATGGCGGAGCTGGTCTTCTTTACTCTGCGGGTGCTGCCAACTGGGGGCAGTTAAACCTGCAAGATTGCTACTTTGAATCGAACGGCAACGAAGCAACGGGTGTGTGGTCTATTGATGTTCCGTTTGGCTCCCCGATCATGGTCAACATTGCTGGGGGCTCCTTTTGGCGAAATATAGCAAGCGGCATAACTTCAGGGCCTTACAGGTTTGGTGACAACGTGACGCTTGATGGCGCCACGTCTGGCGGCGCCTTGTACGCCAAATACGCAAGAGTGCGGAACACGCGCGGAAACCCGAGCTGGAACACGTTCACAGCAGAAGCGACCGCTCGCCTTTTCGGCCTCACCGAACCGGTGGTGATGCTGGAATATTCGCCTGTTTTCCAAGAATACGATTTCTCTGGAGCGACCGGGGGCCTTGCGTTTTCCACTTTGCTCCGTGGCCGAGGTTCAGCAAGAATTCCTGGCATCACCAACCTGATTAACACGACGTACCCATATGGATACGGCGCAGCCGGTGGTGCCACGTCGTCGGTAAATGCCGCGCTCAACTACGGTGAAGGGGACTTTTTCAAGGTCCAATATGCCGCCTCAGTTGGAAACTTCTCGTCCAACTACGTGACACTGCATAACTTCACGGACTTAACTAAGCCTTACCGCGTCGTTTCTTGCATAGCGTACCCAGAAGCCGATTGTGAGATCGCAATCGTCCAGTCGGTAGGCGGCCAGTCGTTGCTCGTAAATTACGCTCTCAAAGCGAACACGTATTACAAGCTGGTGATGTGCGGCTATACCGCCATGACGGCTGGTTCATTCTTGAGAATTTACCCAATCAACGCGGCCGCACCAGCAATCAACTTCCTGCCGATGTGGGCGAGCCAGCACACCACGCACAAGGAACAACTCCTTGTTCTGAAGAAGTTGGTAGACGGCGAAATCTGAGCACCCAACACCGATGGCGCATAGCAAGCCCCCACCAAAAACGCTTTTCTTGCAGGACGTGCAGCGGGTGGGTAGGGAACTTCAACAAATCACAAGGCGCATAGAGAACATGGACGGCATCATGATTGACCCTGTCGAATTTGGACAGCTTCGGGCTGAAGTCGCTGCACAGCGGCGCGACCTGGATCGCTTGGCAGATACCCTTGAGCACCTGGCCAGGTCGATGGACTCTGTGCGGGATGTCATGACCGAGGCAAAGGGCGGCTGGCGCGCGATCGCCATGGTGAGCGGTATCGCCGGCACCGTCGGTGGCGCCATCACCTGGGCGGTCGAACACATCCGCATCGGCTGAGATGGTTGCGAACCTGGCCCAGCAATTGCGACGGGATGAGGGCACCCGTGTCGCTGCATATCAAGATCACCTCGGGTATTGGACGATCGGCGTGGGGCGCTTAATTGACGCCCGCAAGGGCGGGGGGTTGCGCCCGGACGAGATCGACTACCTGCTGGCGAACGACATCAACGACCGCCGGGTGGCCCTGGCCGCCGCGCTGCCCTGGTTCTCGGCGCTGGACGAGGCCCGCCAGGGGGTGCTGCTGAACATGTCGTTCCAAATGGGCACCGCGGGCCTGCTCGCATTCAGTGGCACGCTGGGGCGGATTTCGCGGGGCGACTACGCCGGTGCTGCCAAGTCGATGCTCGAGAGTCGGTGGGCCAAGCAAACGCCGGAGCGCGCGCAGCGTTTGGCCAAACAGATGGAGACAGGGACATGGCAGTAGACCCCCTCACCGCGGCGCTTGATGTCGGCGGCAAACTGATCGATCGGTTGTGGCCAGATCCGACCCGGCGCGACCAGGCCAAGCTCGCCATGCTCGAGCTCGCGCAGAAGGGTGAGCTCGCCGAGTTTGCAGGGCGCGCGGAGATCGTGAAGACCGAGGCCGCGAGCACGCACTGGCTGGCGGCCAACTGGCGCCCGCTCACCATGCTGACCTTTGCTGCGCTGATCGTCGCGCGATGGTTCGGCTGGGCCGCGCCCAACTTATCCGAGGCTGAGTACCTCAAGTTGTGGAGCATTGTCGAGTTTGGCCTGGGCGGTTACGTGGTTGGCCGGTCTGTTGAGAAGATTGCCGGCCCGGTGGCCGATGCGCTGAAAGGGAGAAAATGAGCAATGCACAAGAGAATCAGATCAAGCTGAACGGTGTCGTGGACGTTCGCGCCTTTGGGGCCAAGGGCGATGGCGTCACCGACGACGCCGCTGCGTTCACCGCAGCACTCGCCGTCTCGCGCCACCTCGTGGTGCCGGCGGGCACCTACCGCCTGGCCTCGACCGTCACGCTGCCCGAGAACACCGTGCTGCAGGGCGCGGGCCGGCGCGCCTCGATCATCAAGGTCGACGCTGCGGTGGTCGGCATGTCGCGCACCTACGCGAGCAAGAGCCCGGTGAACGTCATGAAGATTGAGGTGCGGGGCTTAGGCTTCCAGGGCACGGCCGCTGCGCTCGGCGCGCTGCACTTCGACAAGGGCGACCACGTCGTCGTGGACAGCTGCGACTTCTACGACTTCACCGCCACGGGGGGCTACGGCATCAAGCTCACCAACGTCTACCACTGGCAGGTCTCGAACTCAAAGTTCGAGAACATCAAGCTGATTGGCCTGTGGCTGGTGTCGGCCTCGAGTGTGGGCTGCAACGCAGGCGTCTGCGGCCCCAACAACGACTTCATCGGCAACAACCAGGCATCCTTCATCGGCCTCAACTTCGACCGCGGCCAGAACATCCTGGTCTACGGCAACAACTTCGAGGGCTCGGGCAACGGCAACAAGGCCCTTGACATGAACGGCACCGAAGGGGTGCTGATCACCCAGAACTACATCGAGGCGTGGCTGAACGGCGCGATCGTGGGCAACAGTGGGCTCGGCAACCGGCGCGTCACGATCGAGCAGAACGTGATCAACGCGCAGTCGACCAACGTCTGCAACTTCAACGACACCACGACCACCAACGACCGCATCACCTTCCGCGCCAACCGTTTCGCGGACGTCACCGGCGGGCAGACCTGCGTCGTGTTTGGCAGCACCACCGGGGCCGTGTTCGAGGACAACGACCCGGCGAGCGGGGTGCCCGCGGACACCCACGCGGCCAGCCCGCGCAGCGTTCAGGCGCTCACTGGCACGGTGGCCTGGGACCCGGGCTCAATCAGCGACGCGGCGGCCTCGGCCACCAGCGTGACGGTGACGGGTGCGGCGGTGGGCGATGCCTGCGTGGCCACGCTCTCCAGCATCGGCGCCCGCAACATGCTGATCACGGCCCACGTGTCGACCACCAACACAGTGCGGGTGACACTGTTCAACAAGGACGGCGCGCCCGTGGATCTGCCCTCGGGCACGGTACGGGCCTGGGTGTTCAAGCCTTAAGCCCTGACCCGCAGGTCCTCGTTGGCGGCACCTGCGTGGCGCCGTTCGGCTTCCTCACTGATCGCCAGGCGGATCTTGAGTGCCTCGATCTCGCGGCGCTGGGCGGTCAACTGCTGGCGCAGGATGATGAGGGAGAGCACGTCGCCCGAGCGGAAGTGGTCGCCACCCGGGGCGATGAGCTCGCCGTCGTGGAAGCGCCAGCCCGTCCACTTGCCGGCGGTGCCCGGCAGGTCGCCGAGCAGCAGCTTGATTGCCAGGTGCTGGCGGCCCGGGATCGGCACCCGGGCGGTCTTCCAGCGGTACAAGGTTTTGGGGTGGATGTTGAGCTCAAAGCACAGGCGCGACTCGCCGATGCGCTCGATCAATTCGTGCAGGTGGCGGCCTGGGAGGGCGTTGATCTCAAGCGATGGAGCAGAAGGTGTCCCAAGCGTTGGGGATGTCGTAAGCGTTTGGGTTGCTGCGGTTTCGCTTCTGAAGGTTTTGCTTGCGCGTGACGATCTGGAGGTTCCAGTGGACGTGGAGCCCGCGGGCGTCGACGCCCTGAAGCGCCACGATGTGGTCGACTTCTGCATCATGCCCGGCCTCGCGCAGTAGTCGGGCGGTGGTGTAGATCTCCTCGATCTTCGCTAAGTCGGCCCACGCGGGCGTTTGGGCTTTGATCGTGGCCAGCCGGCGCTTGTTTGCAAGGTCGTTGCGTTTGCGCCACTGGGCGTAGTTCTCTTCCCGCCAGCGCTTTTGGTTTTCGTAGGCCCGATCGTAGTTGTCTTGCTGCCAGGCTTTGGCTCGCGCGTTTGCGCAGGCTTTGCACTGGGCCTTGTATGCGCCACCAGCCTTTAGCCGATAGTCCTTTCCCCATGGAAAATCGCTGAGTGGCTTGGTAGTTTGACATCTGGTGCATTGCTTGGTTTCCGACATGCTACAGCTTCCTTTAGCATTTGCAATTCCCCGATGGTACGCATAATGATAACTTTGGTAAAGCCCAATTTCCAACCTGCTCAAGGGCTTTACAGGGACATCGCGAACCGGGGATCGTCGCATGTGCTAGAAGCCAGTGCAGGATGCACCGGCGTGGGGGAGGGCGTCAAGCCCTCCACCCCCTCAGCGCCTGCGCTTTACCAGCCCCTCCCATTCGTCACGGCAACTTGCGCAGCACCAGCGGACGGTGGACTCGACGGGCACCTCGCAATACAGACAGCTGCCGGTTGGCTTGGGGCCCTCGGCCTTCTTGCAAGTGAGCCTGGCGGATTGGCGCTCGATCTCTTCGCGCTCTGCTGAGATGTCTCCTTCATCCATTTTTAGACCTCCTGGCGATCTCGCGCTCGATGTACCAGACAGCCTTCTTTAAATCCTCTACTGCGTTGTGCTTCAGATCCGCGCGCCAGATGTACTTCACCGCGTTACCCAGGCAGAACCCCATGTGCTCGGTGACCTGGATGCACTCGACCCCGCTGGGGTGCTGGGTGTAATGCCTGGGGTGGTTGACCTTGTCCTCTTGCATCGATGCGAAATCGATCAAGGGGGGTAAGTCCAAATTCTCGCTCATCGTTTGCCTTTCAAGTAGTCCAGCAGGAGGTCCTGCACATTGCGCTTTGATGCACGCCGAGCCATCACGAGCTCGTCGATTGTGCCCCGAGCGACCAGGTAGTGAACGAACACCGGCCGGGACTTGCCGGCCTGCAGTTGGCGCATCGGCCCGACGCGCTCGAGAACCTGGTCGTGATATTCGAGGTTCCAGTCCTGGGCGAAGAACACCAGGGTGTTGCAGTGATACTGCAGACCATCAACCCCATGCCCCATGCTGGCTGGGTGGCCAAACCACAGCTTGCCTTTGCCGGCCATCGCCTGGGCCATGCCCTCTGGCTCGGACAGGTTCAGCCCCTCGGGAAAGCGCTTCTGCAACCGGGCCAGGTCGCTCTTGAACTGGTACGCCACTAGGATCGGGTCGTCTCCCGTCTCGTCGGCCAGCTCCTCGAGGGCGTCGAGCTTCTCGGTGTGGACCTCGGCCCAGGTTTTGCCGTCCTCGAGGTACACCGCGCCGTTCGCCATCTGCAGGCACTTCTGGCTCTTGGCCGCGGCGTTCATTGCCTCGATCTCGTTGCCGGAGATCATGGTGAAGAGCTCTCGCTCCATCTCACGGTACTGGCTGCGTGCGTTGGCCGGCAGCTCGACCTCGATCACGTTGACGATCGGGTCGGCCAGGTCGAACCAGTCCTTGGGGTCCAGTGTCAGACAAATGTCAGACAGCCGGCCCTGAATCTCTTCCTGAGCGTGCTCTGCCTGACTCCATTTCGTGAACTGCCCCGCCTTGCTGGGCCGGAACCACCGGTCCTGGAACGCGGAGAACGTGCGCCCTAGGCGCTGGCCTGCATCGAGGAACCAGGTCTGCCCCCAGAGATCGGCCAAGCCGTTGCTCGCCGGCGTGCCGGTCAGGTTGATCCAGCGCTCGACGTGCGTGTGGGCTACCTGTGCCAGGGCCTGGGCGCGCACGCCACCCTGGCGCAGTCTGAAGCTCTTGAGCTTCGTGCTCTCATCCGCAACCACCGTGGCGAAGGGCCAGGCCTTGCCCTTGAACTCGTCCTTGAGCCAAACCAGGTTCTCGTAGTTGGTGGTGTACACCGGCGCCCGGCGGCGCAGGGCAGCCCTACGCTCGGCCACCGTGCCGGTGATCGGCACCACCTCGATGCTGCTCAGGTGATCCCACTTGCCGGCCTCATTGGCCCAGGTGTCGCGCGCCACCCGCAGCGGCGCCAGCACCAAGGACGGGCGGCTCTCACCCCACACGTTGTGCAGGTAGTCGAGGAACGTCAGAGCCATGACACTCTTGCCCATGCCCGGCTTCGCAAAGATCGCGGAGCGGGGCACGCCAGCCAGGTGGGCCATGGCCAAGCCGTGGTAGGGGCGGGGGGTAAATGACCTACGCATGCGCGACCTTCCTCGAATTGCCGGAGGTAGCCCGCGGGCGCCGGTATGTGCTTCCGATCAACGTGAACCGAAAGTTGCAACCCAAACATTGCATCCGCCTGCGCTTCGCCTTGTGCTTTGCGCTCCAGCGCGTCTCAAGCACGTGAGCCTTTGCCTTGCACAGAGGGCAGCTCATTCAACCGCCTCGACGCGCAAGCGGCCATTGTCTGACTGCACGAACCGAGCGGTGCCGGCCATGACCTTGGCCATGTTGTGCGCTTTCTTTCGCGCGCGAACCCTGGCCTGGCGCTCAATGCTCGAGAGCTTCTCGCGCTTCGCATCTTTGCCTTTGCCGAGCTTGTAGACCTTGACGCTATCGCGCCCGCGGACGTCCTTCTCCCAGCTCGCGATGTGAGCAGCACCGGCCCTGTGCAGCTCCCGGGTGTACTGCAGCACCGTGACGTAGTGCAGGCCTGTGAGATCTGCCAGGCCCTGGCAGCTGTGAATTCCCTCGATCATGTGGGCGATCAAATCCGCCTGGGTGATTGCGTTGATCTTGATGCAGCGCTTCTTTGAATTGTTGGGTGGGTTCATTTCATAAACTCCTGAACACCTTCGATTGAATCAATGACCTCGACCAGCTCGCCCAGGCGTCGCATGCGGTTGTGCTCTCGAATCTGCTGCGCTGTTGGCTTCTCGCCCGGGGCCTTGAGTTCAACCCAGACTGGCGTCCGGCCCGGCAACATCACCCGACGGTCCGGTGCGCCTCGGCGGCCGATCCACTCCGCCTTTCTGATCTCTCCGCCGGCTTCCTTCACTTGCTTGGCTAGGTACGCCTCGATCACCGATTCACGCATCACCAACCCTTTCGCACAGTACGGGCAGGCCGTCCAGCTTTCGCTGCATGATTCGGCACGCAAACGAAGACAAGGCTTCAGCGCTATCGTCCGCGGTTTCGATCTCGTAAAAGGTCTCCCATTCACCCTTGGTCAAGCGCTGGCAAAGGATCAGATCCCCCAGCTTCAACCTACGCACTTCGCTCCCGTATTCACGGGTTTCAGATCCATCCATTCTTGGCCTCCTAGTGTGTGCGTAACTGTAGCACCTGCTAAAGGTTAGTGATCACTCTTTTCTGTATCTTGTTGTCTCGAATCCAGCAGCTGCCAGGGGGATGCCCTGGGCCCAGCTCGGCGCGGTGGCCATCATGGCGCTCAGGGTTTCGACGGTGTAATCGTCGGTGTCTGGCGTCTCGGTCAGCAACTCGTCGTGCACCGAGAGCACGATCGAATAGCCGGCCCGTTCGATAGCAGGCATGTTGTAGGCCAGGATGTCGCGGGCAAAAGCCTGGGTGGCGTTCTCGATCAGCTTGCCGCCGTAGGTCTTGAGCCGATCCCACTTGCGCGTGTACTGGTTCACGCCCATGTAGCTGATCTGCCCTGCGTCATCGACCTCGGGGTTCAGGTAGCATAGATAGCGACCAGAGGGCAGGCGGATGCGCAGCCAGGCGCCATCTCGGCGGGCTTTCAGGTGCTGGCCGATCGGGAATGTCTCACCCGGGTTGTTGATCGCCGCCCGGACTGACTCGCCCGCGGCTTTCCACAGTGCGACAGTGCAGGGGTGTGCTTCTCGCCAGGCCTTCTTCAGGATCTCGCACGCGACGTAAACTTCGTTTGAGAGGCCCAGGGTTCTTTCGTTCTTCTTCGCCCAGCTCCACACGCCCTGCGCATCCTCGAGCGCCTGGCTCGATGCCGTGGCCCACACCGCCTTGGCCAGGTCTGCCAGGTCCATGGCATAGACAACGGCAAAGGTCAAGAACGCAGCGACTCCACCCTCATACCCGAGGCCGAGCTCCTGCACCTTGCCGATCTGCCTCTGGCTCTTGCTGCCGTCCTTCGCATCGACGTTGAACGACCTCGCATAAGCGAGCTTGTAGAGGTCGGCGCCCATGCGCAGGTAGTCGCCTTTGCCGTCCGGTATGCGCTGGCCACTGTCGTCTAGCTTGAACGTGTCAAACTCGGCGAACGCCTTGATCTTCCACCGCTCGCCGGCCAAGTAGGCCAAGCCGCGGCCCTCGATGTTGGACAGGTCCGAGATGACCAACTTCTTGCCGGGTGGCGCCACGATGCAACCGCGGATGCAGTCGGCGGTCAGCTGCATCACGCTGTCGTGGACCAGGTCAGCGGCGCCGGCTTTCAGTGCCTCGATGCCTGCGTCCTGCGCCTCCCCGTCAAACCCGTGAGAGGGGCGGGGGAGGTTCTGGGGCTGGAAGATCCGCCCGGCCCAGCGCGTCGTGCGCAGGGCTCCGGCGAACTGCAGGGTGTTGCGCAGCCGGCCATCGGCGCTGGTGGCCTTGACCAGGGCGGCGTATTTGGCTGTACTGGTCTTCGTTGCCTCGAGCCTGATCGACAGCAGCAGGCGAACACCGGCCGGTAGGTCCGGGTCGTCGAGCCGGCGGCGGAGAGTGTCGGCCTTCATGTCAGGGAGCTCGATGCCGTAAGCATCGATGATGTGCTGCAGCAGCTGATCGCGCTTGCTCGCGCTGCTCACCTGGCCGTCGGTCTCGTCGATGACCTCTGCCTTCAGTCGCTTTTGCTCTGTGGCCACAGCTCCAATTGCTGCCAGGGCGAGGTCTCTATCAACTGCCACCCCTCGGTCGTTGATATGCTGATCGAGGTGCCACAGACCAAGCTCTGGGTGACCGCTTCGGTAATTCCAGGTCGGGAGTCGCTGGCTGATTGCACGCATTGCGACAATGTCCTGGCGGCTGTACTCAAGAAATTCGGCCCACTCTCTGGGGTGTGTTTCACGGGTTGCTCTCCTCAGTGTTGAATTCTTGGCGCGGGGTTTGCAAAACAGCTGGATCAGATCGCGGCCGCGCTTGTCCTTGGCCTGGTCCGCTTCGAGGCCGACGATCTGGCCGATCTTGTCGAGACTGCCAGGCAGGCCGTGGGCCATCGCCTGGATCATCGTGTCTTGCCAGCGCTCCACGGGGATGTCTACGTCCCAGCAGTGGCGCAGCAGGGTGCGGTCGAAAGCGCTGTTGTGTGCAATGACGGTGACGTTGGGAGATTCGAGCATGTCCATCAGGGCCATGCTGCACCCCTTGTAGCGGGACAGGTCCTCAACGGTTGGCTCGTCGTCATCAAGGGCCCACTGCGCGACGGTGATCTCGGTGCTGGGGTGTTCGGCGTAGCGGTGGGTGCCGTGCGCCTTGAGATCGCACTCGCTGTAGGTCTCGCAGTCAAACCAGAGAATTGTCATGTCAGAAGGAGGTTGCGTAGCCGATGAACTGGCGGCGAATCACCAGGCCTGTGTACGCGCCAACCGCC